GCCATCGGTCCATTCGCGCGATGGTTGTCCGGTTGCGTCGACCCCGGCCGACGGGTTCTGCACCGTCAGCGCGAAGCGCATGCTCGCGGCCTTCAGGCTCACGCGAACCACCTCGTCCGCACGAAGGTCTTGCAGAGGGCGTCTACGGCGTGCGGCGCTTCCCGAAGATTCTCGGCGAGCGCCGTTTCGCGCGCGTTGTCGTACCAGTGTCCGAACACCAACAGTATCGCCTGCTTCAGCGTCTGCGGAACGTCGGCGGCGAGCGCGTAGCCCGCGACGTAGGTGACTTGCGCGCCCCAGACCCCGTACTCGACGCCGACTCCCGGCCAGTTGTAGCCGCGGTTCAGCGTGATCCGTGCGGTCGCGGCGTCGGTGTCGAGCGCATAGGCGGCGCTCGCGAGCGTCTGCGTCGCCCCTGCCGAATCGACGTACTGCACCGAGGTCACGCTTTGAACGGGGTAGGCGGGCAGCATCACCGCGTTCCCGATCGGGAACTGGTCGAGCCGGAGCCGGAACGTGCGCTGCATCAGCGGCGCCTTGATGAGCGCCTCGACGTATTCACGCGCCGCGATCAACTGCGCCGCGATGAGCGCGTCGTCGATCGTGTGGTCGATGTTGGAGTGCGCCTTCGCCTCGGCGACGGTGACGGGCTCCGTCGCCGGGGCCGACGTTGCCGCGTGCGAGAGGTACGTCGCGCCGTCGAGGATCGTCGGCATCGTCACTCCTTGGTCGTGCGACTGGCAGCGCGCTTCGAGGTTGTCTCGCGCTTCGGCTCGTCGCTTGGCTCGACGATCGCCTCGGCGATTCCGGCGGCGACGTATCGCTCGGCGACCGCATCAGCGAGTTCCACGATGTCGCCCGCGTTCAGCGTCTGGTCGATTCCGGCGAGGCATTCAATCATCCGGACCTTCATGGTGATCCTTTCCGAAGGGGGCAGGGGCGAGGCCGCGAACGACCTCGCCCCTGCGCGCAGAAGAAGGCGAGTATCAGCTCGTCGCCATGCGGAGGTAGCGGAACGCGTTGTAGATCGAGCATCCGGCGTCGAGGCGCGCGATCGCCTGGAACCCGATCTGCCCGTTGCCCGCGTACAGCTCGCGCAGCACCTTGACGCTCATGCCGGAGCGCACGCCAATGTGGTAGCGCGAGAAGTCGCCGATCACGGCCACGCGCGCGCCGGCCGCGATGGACGGCGCGTACTGGGTTGCGTAGATCGGGATGCCCGACAGGCGATCCGGCTCGCCCTGCTGGAACGACGGCTGCCAGAGGTACGAGAGGAAGGTGTTCGAGCCGGGGCTCGCGAGCTTGCGGATCAGCGCGAGCACCGCGTCGCTCGTGACGATGCACGTCGACTTCTGCTCGCGGTACTGGCGCGGCAGCGAGTAGACGAAGTCGAGCAGCTCGTTCGCCGTGATGGCGCTCGTCGAGGCGCAGGTCTTGCCGTCGCTGATGCCGGAGCTCGTGTAGGTGAAGATGCCGACGGGCTGGTAGGACCCGGCGACGCCGACCGAGAAGGCGCTCTCCTCGGCCAGCGCGAACGCGCGGCCGAGCTGGTCGGCGACGATCGACTCCACCGAGAAGCCGGGCCCGCGGGCCGGGGCGTCTTCGATGAGTTCGACGCTCGACTTGACGATCGCGCTGAGGCGGCGCGGCTGCAGCACGAGCTGGCCGAACTGCGGCGTCGTCTCGCTGATCGCGGCGGCTTCAGCGCCCCACGACGCGCTCGCGATGGTGCTCTCGAGCGCGATGTTCGTCTTGAACGCGCCGAGGCTCATCACGTTCGCGATGCGGCGGTAGATCACCTGCTGCTCGAGCACCTTCACGAGGGTCGAGTAGAAGTCCTGCGAGGGCAGGTAGCCGCCGTCGGCGTCGGTGCCTTCGCTGAGCGCGCGGCGCTCCATGTCGCCGACGAAGCGCGGACCCTTGAGGTACGCGTTGAACGCGTCGCGGTACTCGGTCGTCTGCGCGAAGTGCGTCGCCTTGCTCGACTGCCGAGCGACGGCCGCGTTCACGGTCGGCGCCGGGGCGGCGTCGCGGTGCTCGGCGGCGAGGCGCATGAGGCTCACGTTGCGCTCCTTGAGGCTGCGCAGCGAGTCGTACTTCTTCTGCATGCGAGCGAGCTCTTCCTCTTCGTCGGAGCTCATCTCGCCCTGGCGGTTGGCCTTCTCAACGAGCGAGCGCATGCGCTCGTAGAGCTTGCCCATCTCCTCGATCAGGGCGCGGTACTGGTCGCCACCCTCGGGAGCGGGTGCGGCGGCGGGTGCGGTGTCGTCCATCTTGGTTTCCTTGTTGTGGGTTGTTGCGGTGTTGGGTGGATTCAGAGAACGATCGCCATCGCCGCATCCACGTCGGCGAGAGCAAAGTCGATGCGTCGGCACGCCTGGAACAGGACCTGCCCGTTCGCCGCGCCCAGTTCGTCGAGGCGTCGTAGCGTCACGGGCGGGCCGCTTTCGGCGATGACGTACGCCGTCGGATCAATCAGGTATCCCGCTTTCGCGCCTGCGATGAAGGCGGCACTCGACGAGAGGATCTCGCGCTCGAGATACAACGGACGCCCGGCGAGCATCATCAGCGTGTCGTCCTTCGCCTTGGCGAAGTTCGTGCCGAAGAACATGGCGTCGAAGCTTGTCGCGAGGATGCCAAGCATGCGCGGATACCACCAGTGAATGGCTCGCGCATATCTTCCGCTGCTGAGTTGCTCGATGACTGTCGCGAGCTCGGCAGCAGTGAATGCCCCGCCCGTGTTACCTACGGCGCTCGTGACGCGTCCCGCGTTCGTCAGCTGCAAACTCAATCCGAGGCGCTTAGCGTCCATCGGGTCATCCCCACCTGCGCCGCGGATGATCTGCTCGACCTCGGCTTCGACGAATGCCTGCGCGGCCATGTCTGCGAGCAGGCGCTCAAGCGCGGGGCCGTTGTCTTCGCTCGTGTCCTGCAGCAGTTCGAGGCTCGCGCGGAAGTAGACGTACTGCGGCTTCGGATACAGCGTCACTCCCTCATCGTCGCCGGTGCCATTCAACGGCAGCGAGAACTTCGGCGTAGTCGTGTACTCCGTCATGGGCACAGCGTTGTCGGTGTCGCGCACCGTAGTCAGCGAGTCGATGTCGGTGAACACGGTCGGGACGCGGAGGCTGTAGCCGACGTTTCGGAACACGCGCGCGCCGTGCCTTCGGAGGGGATTGAGCGCGCGGATCTTGTAGACGCATTCCTTCGCGAACGTGCTCGGCGCGAGGTAGAAGCCGTTCTCCGTCACGCCCTTCCCGGTCGCCTCGCCGAGTGCGCGCATTTCGGCGTACGTGAGAGCGTCCTGCCCACGCATCATCGCCTTGCGCGCGAGGTGCTCGATGTCGGTTGAGGTTGTGCCGTGCGGCAGGTCGAGGTCGAGCTCGTCGTACATGGTTCGCAGCCTATGGGGAGGAGGGATCGCAGGTCAATCCTGCGGGATGAGGAAGAAGCGCCGCCGCGAGGATTCCACCCATCGCTCGAAGCTTCGCGCGTCGAGCTTGATGTTCGTCGCCGGGTTCGCGGGGAACGACACCACCGAAACCTCGTGCAGGTCTACGTCTTCGATGATGCGCGTCACTTTGCCGCCTCGCTGCTCGAATCGGTCGGCCTTGACGTTGAACCCGAAACTCATGGCGTTCACGACCCCCGCCCGGACGGCTTCCATCAAGTCGGCGGCGTAGGTCGTGGCGATCGGTTCGATCTCCACGCCGAGGCCGCGCTCGTCCTCGAACAGTCGGAGCGACCCGTTGGTCGTCCTGGCGATGGGCTTGGCGCTGTCATGGTTCACGAGGGCGACCACGTCGGGGCGCTCCTGGAGCGTTCGAGCGAAGGCGCTGCGGGCGATCACCTCGTCGAATCGCCCCATGTCGTACGGTTCGTCGAAGGTCGAGGCGTAGCCGCGGAGGATGCCTCGCGCTCCGGCCGGGCAGCGATGCTCGAGCGTGCCGGTGCGCGTGCGGATTTCGATGGTGCTCATGTCGGTGCGTCCCTGGTCTTTGTTGAGTCGAGTGGTAATCGTTTCCGCGAATGTCTTGCCGGGGTCTCCGCCCCACAGCGCCCAAGCGATGCGTCCGGCTGACGGGAAGCCGTCTTCGCCGGGGCTGAACCCTTGGCCCTTCTTGTCGACTTCATGGCGGGAGAAGTACGAGTGCATTCGGCGCACGGTGTCGTCCGACAGGTTCTTCCCGTTCGCGATGTCGCGAGCTCTCGCGACGCCGACGGCGGTGCCGCCGCGATTGAACTCGCGCCGCCATGCGAGCCCGCGCTCGGCTTCCTCGCGCATGCCGGCCGTTGGCTTGTATCCATCACTCATCGGCTTTCCCTTCCGCAACGGCCTTCGCCTGCTTTACGGCTTCCTCTGGATCAACGCCTTCGCTGATTCGTCGGGCGATGTCGCGCAGCACGAGGTCGCTCGCAAGGTTGCGCTGGAACACCTCTTCGGCGTCGGCCGTGTCTTCGCGCACGATCTCCCAGTTCATCTCGCGCTCGGTGTCTGGATCGCTCATCAGTTGGTGTCCACGTGTTCGAGGTCTACGAAAAGCTGCGGGCCAGTCCCTGGTCTGTAGCGCCATTCCTTCGATCGGATGCGGAAGCGCGCACCGCGCGGTAGCAGGACTTCGCGCTCGTGCGGCACGTTGCTGAGTTCACGGATGGACACGCCCTGCCGCGTCCGAATCCGCATCACGACGCCGCGGCTCTCGCTGCCGAAACTTTCTGCTAGATCGCGGCGCGTTGAAGTGCTCATGAAGCCGCGCTCGGTCCAAGTCATGCCGACGCCCATCGCGTCGATCTGCTTTGCGACCGCAGCTCCGGCACCGCGATACACGGTTGCGGGCGGCGGATCGCGCTGGTCGACTCGCGTCAGCACGTCTAACGCGCCAACCATGGCCGCTTGCTTTGTGGTCATGTTCTCGACCACGCCGAGCGGGCTGCCCGTTTCCGCGTAGGACGGGGTCTTGCGCAGCTTGTCATTCAACATGCGATAGTCGGATCCCGAATACTGCTGGACGGCGGCTTGCGCGAGCGGTACGGCAACCATCACCTTTTGCTGCGCATCAGTCACTTTCGGCTCGGGCGTGTTCGCCTCCCAATCATCCGGAGCCTTCGTCGGCAACATGCCGATCGGTGGCTCGCCCGGCGTCGCGCTCGGTCCGGCGAACTCCTTTTGCGGCTGCTTCGCCGGTTCCTTCGATGGATCCTTCGGCGGCGCAGCCGGGACGGTCGGCGTCATCTTCGGTTGCGGCGGCGGCGCGGTCGGTTCTGCCTTGATGGGCGCTACGTTCGACTGCGAGCCCGACTTCGCGGCTTTGATGAACCCATTGGCGATCGCCTTCTCTTTCGCGTAGATGCCGGGATCGTTCTTCAGTTCGCTCACAGGGACTTCATTTACGTCATCCGCCATCGCAATCCCGTAGTACCCCCCGAGCGTCTCTCTTTCATCCTCGTCCATGTTGAGCAACTTCTCGGTCGCTGCTGCCATCGCCTCGCTCTTCGAGAGGCCGTCCGCTTGCTTCTGTGCCATCAGACAGGCATGCAGCTTTGCGTCGCCCGCAGTCTTTACCGCTTCGGCGTACTTCTCTCCCTTCTTTGCAACCCATGCGCCTTTCGCCTTGCCTTCCTTGCCGCCGCTGTCTTTGCCGCCTTCGCCGTCGCCCTTGCCGCATTCGTTGCCCGGCTGGAAGCCGCCCGCGCCCGTGCCGCAGTCACGTTCCTCATCGGAGCAGTAGTCGAGCGCGATCGCGACGGCTTGATCTTGTTCGTAGCCTTCGTCCTGCAGGCGTCGGATCTTGTCGGCGACGCAGTCGCGCAGCGTTCGCTCATCAACGATCGCGAGGGTGATCGCATCATCAGCCGCGCGCGCGCCGTTCTCCTTCGCCCATCGCTCCATGTAGTCCAGGCGTGCGCTCATGGTGCCGCGAAGCGACTTTGGCGTCGCGCGTAGGATCGACGCTCGACGCCGGCCGAGGTCGCGGATCTGCGACGCGATCTGGCCGTTCGTGAGCTTGCCGAACACGCGACGCCCTTGGTCGCTCGTTCGCATTGACTCGAGCTCGCCGACCTTCTCGCCGAACACCTTCGGCCCGCCTTGCGCGCGGAACGCGAGCGCGCCGCCGTTGTCCACGCGCATCGGCGTGCCGTCCTTCGCGACGAGCACGTTGTCGCCGCTCATACCGACTACGTCCCAGTTCGCGAGCAGCGCGTCGGTCGCGAAGTTCTCCGAGAGTTTCGCCGCCGCGGTCTGGAACGCCTCGCCGCGGAGGTCGCCGATCGGCTTGCCCTCGACGAAGCGCGTGATCTGCTTCGGCGCGTCGGGGTTCGAGTCGTCGAGGCGATGGAGCGGCACCGGGACACCCGCGGCCGCGTACAGGTCATTCGCCGCCGCTTCGCTCCGAATGTGCTCGGCGCTGTTGCCGCCCTTCACGACGTACTGGTTTCCATCAGCGTCTTCCGCGAGGACCGCACCCGTCGAGCCGCCGAGGGTGCCGACGGTCTTCAGGGCGCTTGCATCAGGAATGTCGCTGCTGTCGCCTGCTTCGTCGCCGTCGCCTCCGCCGCCGCAGGCGTTGCCGGGTTGAAACCCTCCGGCGCCAGTCCCGCAGTCTCGCGCACTTCGACCCTCGACCGTTGCGCCGTCGGTCGGGGGTGCCGGGGTCGTGGAGGGGGCAGGATCGCCCCCAGAGGCGTCCGGTGGCGTCGGGGGGGCCGGAGGGGGTTCCGGCGGCGGGGGCGCCTTGGCGGCGTCCTCGGCGGCTTGCACGAGGGGATCGACGATCCCGGCGATCGCGGTGCCGGGCATGCCGGGGAACGCGGCCGCGATCAACCCCTTGGCTGCATCAGCAGGCACGGCGCCCGAGGTCGCGGCTTGCGCGAGCGCGGTCATCGCCTGCAACTGCCCGACCCCGGCGGCCTGCTGCTCCGCGGGCGTCGGCGTCTTGTCCTTCGCCGTCGGCAACGGGCCGAGCTGCAGGGGCACGCGCAACGATTCGCCGCCTTCGACGGGCGCGAGCCCTTCGCGCGCGCGCACCTCGTTGATCGTCAGGAACCCATGCTGCAACGCGGTCGCGTACGCGGAGAAGCGCCCGCCCATGTCGCCGCGCGTGAGCGCGTCGAAGCTGATGGCGGTGCGCATGCGGTCGCCTGCGCGCACGAGCTTGCGCGTGCATTCCTCTTCGAGGCGACTTGCCCACGTGCCGAGAGTGTGCTTCGTGAACTCGAGGTCGGCTTGCTCGGCCGAGGCGTACGACTGCTTCGTCGAGTCGCCGACCATGTGCGGCGGAACACCGAAGGCGGCGGCGATCTGCTCGCGGCAGTATCGGCGCAGTTCGATGAGCTGCGCGTCGTCCGGGTTAATCGTGATCGGCTTGAACTGGTAGCCGGATTCCAGGACGGCGATTCGACCCGCGTTGCGCGCGCCGCCCTGCATGTCCTGCCATGACTGCCGCAGTCGCTGCCATGCGTCGGGCGACAGCGTCCCCTGCACCTCGAGCACGCCCGCGGGTCGCGCTCCGTTCTGGAAGAACGACGCGACGAACGATTCGGCCTCGATCTCGATTCCGATCAACTGCCGCGCGAGGTAGATCGGCGGCTCGCCGAGCAGACCATCAGCACTCGGGCCGATGAGGTGGAAGATGTCATAGGCCGCGAACGTGCGCGCGCCGGGCGTTCCTGCGGCGTACGCGTAGACGACCGAGTTGTCTGGCGCTCGCATCGCGGTCATCAGGTCCGGACGCAACTTCTCCAGGCGGATCGGCCGGCCGGTCGGATCGCGCTCGATGTACGAATAGCCGTTCCCGTACAGCAGGCAGTCGAGCAGCATGCTCTGTCGCCACGTGAGCGCGCCCATGAACGGGTTCGGCTCGGTGTTCAACAGTCGATAGAGCGGGTGCGTCGGCGTCGGCTGCAGGTGTCCGTCGTCTCGCTCGAGGAACACTTTCCATTCCATGCGGGCGATGCTTTGACTGATGAGCATCGTGCACGCATGGACGCTCGGGCTCGAGCGCGCGATCTCCGGCGTGATGAATCGCCCGGTCTCTGCCCAGTTGACTACGTACGACTGGATGCCCGACGACACGGGCATGCCGACGGGCGTGTTGTCCTGGAAGTCTTGGCGGACTTCCGATCCGAGCAGGCGCAGGAATAGATCTCTCAGAGCCATTGGATGCCGCGGTCCTCGTAGGGCGAGCGTATCAGCGGGGTGCCGTCTAACGCTACCGCGAGGGCGATGATGCCCGCAACGACCGGGTCGATCTTCTCGACCGAGCGGCGCTTCGACGGGCGCGGGTTGTTGTTGTAGTCGAGCTCGACGACCGTGTTGCTCATCGCCCACGTGAGCACCGGGTTCCCGTCATGGTGCATCTTTCGGCCAACGATCGCCGCCTCCCATCGTCGGGTCGGGCCGCTCATGTGGAGGAACGACTGCGGCACTCGCTTGAGGTTCAGCCCGTCATTCTGCAACTGCTGCGCGAGGCCGCCCGCGTTGTTGGGGTCGTAGCCGACCGCGACGACCTTATGCTGCTCGACGATGCGCTTCACCTCGGCGCGGAGGAACTCGTAGTCGGTCGCGTCGCCCGGGGTCAACTTCAGCCACCCCTGCCGCGACCAATCCAAGTACGGGACGCGGTCGCGCTTCTGCCTTCGCTCGGCGCCGTCTTCGGGCGCGTACGACCACGACCGTACATGCGCCTCGTCGCCGTCGAGCCACACGGCGGTGAGGCTCGTGAGGTCGCTCACTTCGCCGAGGTCGATGCCGAGGTAGCACGGAAGTCCGGTCAGGCGGTCGTCCTCGACCGCGTTCAGGCACGCATCCCAATCGGACATGCGCACCCATCGAATGTCGGCGGTCACGTGCTGATTCAGGTGCAGCGTGCGAAACGGCGTTTCGTACGACGGCTGCTCTTGGGCGCGCTTGCACTCTTCAGCGATCCATCGCTCCTGGAGCGAGGTGCCGAGCGACGGGTTCGCCGTTGCCCACGCTTCAGGCGTTCGCCAATCCATCGACTCCAAGGCTTCGTAGACGACCGGAAGGTAGGCCGGATTCTCGATGATGCCGTCGCGGACCTTGCAGGCGTAGTCGTACTGATCCCATTCGAGCGACTCGCGCAGGGTTCCGGCGGTCGTGATCGACACGAGGAGCGGCGACATGCGCGCGCCCATCGAAGTCTGGATCGCTTCCCAGAGCTCGCGACGGTTTCCCATCGCATGGATCTCGTCGCCGATGGCGAAGGACACGTGCAGGCCGTGCGCCGTCGGCGCGTCGCTGCTCATCGCCGCCCACACGCCGCCGAGCGATGGCGCGACGATTCGGTTCTGATAGACCTCGACGCGGGACTCGAGCTCCGGCTCGGCGCGGATCATCGTGCGCGCACGCTCGAACACCAGTTTCGCCTGCTTCCGGTCGGCGGCGAATGACACGACCTCGGGCGTCGGCTCATCATCAGCGAGCAGGTGATACAGGCCGAGCGGCGCCAGGAGTTCGGTCTTGCCGTTCTTGCGCGGAATCCAGATGCCGCACTCGCGGAAGCGTCGCGTCCCGTCCGGGCGCGACCACCCGTACAGGTTGCCAATCAGGCCGCGCTGCCACGGAAGCAGGCGGAACGGCTGCCCCGTCCATGTTCCCTTTGCGAACGTGCAGAGGCCTTCGATGAACCCGATCGCGTGCTTCGCCGCGGGTGCGTTCCATGTCGAATCGCCTCGCGTCGCGATGGCGTCGAAGCCGGGGATCGTGTTGAACGCCTCGGCCGCCCACGGGTCAGGCGGTCGCGTTGCGCGAGAAGTACGACGCTTTCCCATTGTCCTTCGCCTCCGGGAGTGCGATGAGGCGTCCGCGTGCGGCGGGCGTGAGCCCGAACTCCGCAAGCATGCGCCGGACGTTCAACGCGAGTTCCATCTGCATCGCCGAGTATGGCGAGCGTCGCAGCATCTTGAGCGTGCCGTCGGGGTTCTTCACGGGATATACGTCGCCGTACTGGTTCAGCATGTCGGTCGCCCGGCGATATCGCGCCCATGCCTCGCAGAGCACGGCGAGCGCGAAGCCGTCGGCCTCGGTCAGCACGCGCATCCGCTCGAGGATCGGGACCAACTGGTCCCATGCCTTGGCACCTTCGTCGTCCAACCATGTCGGCTTCTTCGGCCGGGTTGCGGCCGGCGTCGGCTCTCCCTTGCGCGTGCGGGCGCGCCAACTCCCTGAGAGCTTGAGCATCGCGGTCGGCTTGGGCGGGGGTCCGCTCATCGTGATGCCTCGAGGATAGTCGTGCGCACGTGCTGCGCGATCGCTTTCATGAGCAACGGCGGAACGGTGTTGCCGAGGCGCTCGGCCGCGTTCGTGTAGTCGGTTCCGAAGTCGAACTCGTCCGGGAAGCTGCTGAACCTCTTCAACTCGGCGATCGTGAATGCTCGGCGTTCCGCCCAGTGCATCAGTCCGTACATGCCGAGCTGCCCAAGGCTCTTCGTCACCGTCGGGCACGGGCGCATCGGATTCACTCGCACGCCGTTGAACCCGACTTTTAGGCCGATCTTCGTGAGGTTCTGGCCGGGCTTGAGGAACTCCCACATGCTGTACGCCTTGCGCGTGTTGCCGATCTCGATCAGGTGCGCGACTTCGGCCTCGTCGAGCTGCAGCCCCCTGAGCGCGGTCTCGGCCGACACGGGCGCATGCGTCGGCGCGGGATGCGTCGGGTCGATGCCGAGGTCTTCCCTGGCGCCGATGAAGATCATGCGCACGCGCGACTGCGGAACGCCGTAGTCGGCGGCGTTGAGCTTGCGCGCGGCGACGCGGTAGCCGCTTGCCTTGAGCTCGCGAAGGATCTCGGCGAAGATCAATCGCATCTTTCCGACGACCATGCCGCCGACGTTCTCCATGACGAACGCCCTGGGCTGCAGCCCACGAAGCAGTCGGACGTATTCCGTAAACAACTGGTTCCGCTTGTCTTCGATGTTGCGTCGCCCGGCGATGCTGAACCCTTGGCACGGCGGCGAGCCGTCGAAGATGTCGAGCTCGCCGGGCTTGAGCGCGATGCGCGCGAGCGCGTCCTCGACGGTCAGGCTCGCGATGTCCCCATGGAACAGGTCGGTCGCCGCATGGTTCCGTCGGTAGATGCTCGCCGCGCCGTCATCCCATTCGACGGCAAGGCGCACGCTGCCGCCTGCGAGCTTGTACCCAAGCGACGAGCCGCCGCATCCCGCGAACGTGCTCACGACGGTGAACGGCTTCACTTCGGCCATCGGTGTCCGCACTCCTTGCAGCAACGCCATTCGACCTCGTCGGCCACGGATTCGTCGTACGCTTCCCCGAGCGTCGCGAGCGGCGTCTGCGCCGCGGCGGCAAGCAGCGCCTCCGTTTCCTTCTTCGAGAACCCTGATCCGGCCAACAGGTCGGGCGCGTCTTCGGCGATGCGCGCCAAGGTCGCCCGCAGGATCTCGTCGTCCCACTTGGCGAGATCGGCGGTCCGGTTGTCCGCGATGCCGTAGGCGGCGGCGTCGTCTGCGGTGAGGTGCGAGCGAACGATCCATACCTTCGGCAGTTTCAGGCGCATCGCGGCCGCGAGCGTGCCGTGCCCCGCAATCACCTCGAGCTCGCGCGTCACGACGATCGGCTTCTGCTGGCCGAACAGTTCGAGGCTCTTCATCACGGCGCGGATGCTCCGCTCGCCGTGCGCTCGGGCGTTCGTCTCGCTGAAACGCAGCTCGTGCGGGTCAATCGTTTCCGGCGTCATCAGTGTTCTCCTTGACCTCGGCCCCGCACTGGGGGCAGGTCATGATCTTCGGCTTCTTGCTCGCCGCCTCGTCTTCGATGCGTCGCGCCAAAGTGGTAATGCTTTCCATCGCGCCCGCCTCGAATCCGGTCGCGAGTGCGCTTCCGGCCGGCAACTGCTCGAGGGCGAGCGCGAGGGCTTGGTAGTCCCATTGGCTGAGTTCCCCGGTGCGGTTGTCCGCGATCGCGTACGCCGCTGCGGCCGCGCCTTCGAGGTCGGTTTCGACTACGTCGACCTCGGTCCACCCGAGCGAGCGCGCCGCGGCGAGCGTGCCGTTCCCGGCAAGGACGACCCCGCGCGTATCAACGACGATCGGCTTCTGCTGGCCGAACGCCTTCAGGCTCGCGGCGATCGCCCCGAGGTTGTCGGCGTCGTGCGTGCGCGCGTTCTCCGGGTCGGGGGTCAGCGAGTCGATGGGGCGGCGGTGGATCTTCATCAGCGGAAGGGG